TTAGCGGCGTCATCTAAAGCGTTAGACTTTTGCTCTACTCTTTTGTAGGTATACAAGATTTTGTCTAGTGTACCGTCGCCTAAGATCTGATTAAAGTAATCTCTACCAGTCTTAGTTTGAATTAGATCAACTGTGTTCTGTGTTAAGTCTTGAAAGCTTGAAGCTAGAGAGGGGCTAAGTTTGCCCCACACATTAGCTAATCTTCTATACTCTGCTTCTTCACGTTGTAAGCTTTTAATCTCAGTATCAGCATTAGTTTTTAATGCGTTCATACGAGCCTTATAAGGTGCGTCAACTTCTATATTGTATAGCTCTTTAGCGTTGTCTTGCTCTAGTTTATGTTTTCTTTCAAAACCTTTTATCTGCATGCTGTCAATTTCTCTTTGTTGACGAGCTTGCTCTTTCAGAGCTTCAGTAGTAGTTCTCCCTTGCTGTTCTATAGCACTTATGCTAGCTCTGGAGATTTGTGTACCACCGAAGCGACCACCCTTGCCGTAGCGTTGTGGCTTTTCTGTTCTTCGTACCATGTTATTTGATGTTAAGTATTAAATGCTTTAACTATGGATGATGCTGCTCCAGCTAAACTTGTAATACTAGAACCCCATACTTGGGCTGCTGCCGAGCTAGGAGATATCTGTGCTCCCCTGATTGGCTCTGGACCAAAGTCGTAATCTTCGTATACCCGTGGATACATAAAGGTAGCCATTGGTGTAGCTAGTGGTTCAAGTGGCATAGGTAACTCACCCGGATCTAGCATCTTAGATGCGAAAGCGTTTAGGTCAGCTACTGTCCGATCTGTTCTAATATTTTTAATTGCATTTTGTGATGCAGCTGTTGCATTATCTAAAGATAGATTGAGTAGTGTTAAAGCCGTAGCTGTTTTCAATGTGTTTACACTTCTAGCTTTTTGTACTGATCTACCTGTCTGCCCTCTTGCACGTATCTCACCTTCGGCAAGTAAACCGTCAATGTAGGCTGTGTTCTGTTCGTATCTTTTTTCAGCTTGTATTTCTGCTAACTGCTGACGCTCTTCTTGCCTAGCATTTTTTTCTTGCAAAGCATTAAGACCTAATTGATCTTGATAGATAGCGTTCGATTTAGCAAACATACGTTCATTCGTATCTTGCTGAGAGTTACGTATCTGTAACTGATAGTTATATTGTCTTGCGTTTGACGCATCTTTAAAGGCAGCAAGCTGTCCTTCATTGGCAGCTCGTTGCTCTATTTCTCGTACTTTATATTCACGATCAGCAAGCATCTTCTGCTTGTCTGTTTCCCATCGCTGTACATTATATTTATACTGTGCATCAGCTGCTTCATTATTAGCTTGCTGTGCATCTTTAGCTGCATTAGATTGTTTGTTAGCTCCATACAATCCAACGGCTGCACCAACAACTGGTGCTAACCAAGCTGGCATAATTATGTCCTCCTGTAAAATCTAGGTGAGTATATTCCTTCCCACATCATAGAGTTTAGAGAGACAGGGAATGGCGAATCATTAAATAATCGCAATGTAAAGTTGTTTGTTTTTTGGTGTATAGGTAAAGTAAATACAGTGTGATCTGACACAGCAATATCATTAGCTAAGTATTGGTCAGCTGTAATAACAGGATTCAGACTGTACCACTCATCAATATATATTAGTATCTTAACACCATTACCGGGTGGAGAGCTGAATGTAATCTTAGGTAGTGCACCAGTTCTGTCAACTGTAAACGCTGTAGTTACCACGTTATCTAGTTTAACTCTGATCTGGTCATCATCTATGTAGTTGATGTCATCATTAATCCATTGAAATACTGTAGTAGATCCATCACCTGTATACTCTTTCTTACCTTGACGTATACCTTTAGATCTTAATTTAAAACCCATAACTCCTGATAAACCTACAGCAAATTTCATACGAGCTATTGTTAGGTTAGCAGTAAAGTCACTTAGTTTCATTTCATCATCTACTTTATAATATGTCTTAGGTAATATAACATCAAAGTCATACTTATATCCTACTATAACATCACTAGCTACACTTGTCAAGTTTTTAAATGGTACTTTAAAATATGTGTTACCGCTTTCTACTACACGCTCTGGAGATATAGTAAATCCAGATTCAATAAACTGACCTGTAGCTGTAGTACCTTTAATGACTATCACAGGTGTCAGGTTAGTAGCATCGTTGTATGGTATAAAACATTTACTAAAGTTACCAGCTGCGTCAAATGTAACAGAGCTAGCTGTAGCATATAAATCTATACATGGATTTAGTCTTTGACCATCATTGTTAACAATAATAGCATCTTCAGGACTCTGACTTAGACTGGCTTTACTAAGTGTAAACTGTCCACCCTGTTTTGTTACAGCAAAAAATTCATCAGAATCTGCTGCTATAGTCTGTACATTACCGGGTAATTCCCAGTTAAACCATGTCTGTAATTTAATTTCTTTACCTTCTGTATACTGTCTAAATAAATATACGTAACGAGAGGTCTGACCTGAGAAAGCTATAAACTGGTTTTGTGCACTAGCTATAAGTGTATCCATTGTAGATGGAATCCACTCATTTACTACTCTACCAATGTCAGCTACCTGTGGGTTTTCGTTTTCTCCACGTGTGACCATAGCGAAGACTCTAGTATAACTAGGGGTCTTACTGATAAAGTTAATTGTAGTACCAGTATCAACAGGGTCTATAATCGTATCCATTTCATAGTTAGCTATGGTACGTATAACTGTTTTAGTTGGTGTAAGTATACCATCAGCAGCTCCCATAAGAAACTGTTGGTTAGCACTAAATAGCACTAGACCTTGAGTAGATGGTAGTACACTATGAAGTGCAACCGGCTTAACTGTACTAGCACTAAGATCAATAGGGTCAGCATCTGTAACTGTCTGTGCAGAGGTATGATAAAAATTAAAAAACTGTCCTGACTGACTCATAGATACTGTGTCGCCAGATAAAAATCCAAGTCTATTGTTATGAAAGAAAGACTGAGTTATCTTCTGTCCTACAAATGATGGATGAGAGTTAGTATCATCATCACCTACAGCTCTAGCATCCCACGTTACACGTTGAAATGTAAAATTATTTACACTTGTGTTTAACAACTCATGCGACATAGTAGCTGCATTGAGACCTGTGGATTTGCTAGGAGATAATGTTTCTTCATAATAACCGGGACCAGAAGTTCCATTATGTGCTACATATTTTAGAAAGTATGATGATGTAAGTGCACCAGCGTTAACAATTTTAATTACATGGTTATGCACTGTTTCAGCTGGTAATTCAGATAATGTAGCTACCTGATTTTGAAATACAGTTAGTTGATTAGCGAACGGTCCACCTGTACCAGTAAGTGTAAAGCCTATGTTACGTGATAAGTATAAACTATCTTTAAGTTTAGTTACAGTAAGATTACTGATGTTTAAGTTATCTATAGCAGTCTTTATTTTAGTTAGTGCATCATCATATGTATCATCATTGTCTGTAGTAACTGACCATGATTGTCCAGCTACCGCACCACTGTACGTAGTTTCTACTGATGTACCTGATATTTTATATGTACCTTGTCTGTAAAGATGAAATGTAGGGTCAGCATTTTTAGCTACTGTTGTAGTTTTGTTTGTAACTATAGATTTATCTTGTATAGTAAGTACGTCATAATCTGTACGTGTTCCTGTAAGGTACGCCTGTGCCCCTGTACCATACGTAATAGTACATGGTGCAAAGGTTACAGCGTTCCATATAGCAATGGCTCCTGTAGAGCCTCCTGACGCTGGTGTGATACATCCTATGTATTTTTCATCATCGGTTCTAGATATAAAGAACCACTTAGAGTTGTCGTATGTAGTGCCAGTACCTAGATTTCCTACATGCTGAAACCCCGGTCTTTTAGTAAGACCGAAGGTTGGATCAGGGTAGCCATTGATGCACTCCTCGACTTGACCGGGAAGTTTCTTGTCATCAGATTGTCTAGATACTCCACCAAGATAATCGTCAACTCGCTGAGTAACTGCTGGCATTATCGTTGTAAAGCGTGAAATGGTTGATAGCTTTGGTAGAAGTTTTGAGCATCTTGTGGATGACCAAACATAGTAAACTGCCCTTGGCTAGTTTCATACTCTGTGGCGATAGCTCTCATCTCTACTTCTTGTTGTTTAAGACGAGTGTATTGATCGTCGTCTCCAACTATTCTACCAGACACAAGGGTAGCTGCTCTGGCTTTGATGTAGTTTTGTATAGGTTCTGGTAAGTCTATAAAGTCAAACTCCCAGATTACATCACATTCTATAGGACTGTACTCCCATGTATATCTGTGATTTTGTCTGTCGTATAATTTACCTTGTCTGCGTACAGCGTGGTAGGGTGAGTTCTGTGCGTTTTCTGTTAGTTTTATTTGTATTACATTATTAGGTATCAGCACTTCATTGTTAACATCTTTGTTAAACTCATAGTGATACTCCTTGTTAAAAGTCCAGCCCTCTGATTGTACCTCTCTAGACACCTGTAACAGTGTATCATAAGCAATCGCAACTTCCGGGTTGGTTTGGTCGAGTGTAGTTACAGGAGCCTGACCACATGATGTGAGTATATGATTTATAGCTGGTAGCTCTTGTGTAGCGTTTGTGGTTGGAAAAGGCATAATAAAAAGGGGA